CATGGTGACGCAGCGGGTATCGCGTTATCCGTCGTTAATGAAAGGTGGTCCAACGTGGGGCGGGGTTATTTTAGATACTAACCCGCCGGATGATGACAGTTGGTATTACAGGATTGCGGAAGAATCCACACCGAATGGGTGGGATTTTTTTCGTCAACCTGGCGGGTTATACAAAGAAGGTGAGGAATATAAGCCGAATCCAGATGCGGAAAACATAGACAATTTACCTAACGGATATCAATATTATTTGAATCAAATAGGCGGCAAGGATGAGCAGTGGATCAATGTTTTTTTGTTAGGAAATTATGGAACGACGGCAGATGGCAAGCCGGTTTATCCAGAGTTCAATGACAAGGTTCATGTTGCAGAAAAGCCGTTAGATCCGATGCGTGGCTTACCGATCATATTAGGGTGGGACTTTGGTTTAACACCTGCTTGCGTGGTGATGCAGCAAACGCCCAGGGGGCAGGTGGTGGTATTGAAAGAGATTGTTTCTGAGGATATGGGTATACGTCAGTTTGCGAATGACATTGTAAGACCGATATTAGTTAATGAATTTAGTGGGTTTCAGAAGATTTCTACAGCAGATCCTTCTGGTCAGATTAGGGCGCAGACGGATGAGCGCACTTGTTTACAGGAGTTATTAGAGACTGGAATTCCAACGGAGCCAGCCCCGACGAACGATTGGATTCCTCGACGCGAGGCGGTAGCTTTCTTTTTAACCAGGATGGCTGATGGTATGCCTGGGTTTTTACTAGACCCATCGTGTACTAATTTACGCAAAGGGTTTAATGGGCGATACAAGTATGAGCGACTCAAAACATCTGGTTCTGCGCGTTATCGTGATCGTCCTGTAAAAGATGGGTCATCGCATATTCAAGATGCTTTGCAATACGCTTGTTTAAGAATTAGAAACGGATTATTTAGTATTAAGGCAAAGCCTGTAAAGATGACATCGAATAAAGGTTGGACATGACAATATCAATTGGTAAATCGGTTGCCGAGATAGAAGTCATGGCAGTCAGTAATGAAAGCAGCGAACTGGATATGGCTGAGATTCAATTGAGCCGGTACATCCGTGAGCGCTGGACAATCGCTAAATTTGCAAAACAAGAGTTTACTGAAAGATTTTTAAAGTGTGAGCGTCAGCGTCGTGGTGTTTATGATCCTGAGCGAGCGATGGAAATTGCACGTACAGGCGGCTCTGACATCTTTATGCGATTGACGGATATTAAGTGTCGTGCTGCTCAGTCTTGGATACGTGACGTAATGCAGTCAATGAATGACCGCCCGTTTGCGCTGGAGCCATCAGAGGAGCCTGAGATTCCTGTAGAAGTTAAGATGGGAATCATTGATATGGTGCGACAGGAAGCAGAGTTGTTTGTGCAATCTGGTGCGCGTATTCATCCAGAGGCTTTCAGAACCAGACTTGAGGTTGTTCACGATCAGATCAAGTTAAAAATTAAAGAAGAGGCCAAAGACGCTGCGCGTCGGATGGAAGACAAAATTGAAGATCAATTAGCTGAGGGCAATTTCAAAAATGCTCTTAATGATTTTATAGATGACTTTGTAACTTTTCCTACAGCCATTCTGAAGGGTCCAAGTGTTCGGCGCAGGAAAAATATTAAATGGGGTTCTGGATATCTTCCAATTGTTGTTACTGATTTTCAAAGGGAATTTGAAAGAGTTTCACCGTACGATATCTTCCCTTCTCCAAGCTCTTCTGGCCCCAATGACGGGTATTTGATTCAGCGACACAGACTAAATCGTTCTGAGCTACAGTCGTTGCGAGGGGTGCCTGGTTACTCCACAAATCAAATTGATCAGGTACTTGAGCGGTATGGAGATAAAGGATTTCGTGAGGCGCTAGCTAGTGATCAAGAAAGAGATTCACTTGAGGGGAAGCCGGTTCACTCGTTTTACACAAATGAACTTATTGAAGCGCTAGAGTTTTGGGGATCGGCAAAAGGAGAAACTTTAATTGAGTGGGGGATGTCCAAAAAAGACATCGAAGAAAAAAAAGAGTACGACATTAATGCATGGATGATTGGGCCATTTGTTATTAAGGCGGTAGTCAATCCTGACCCTCTTGGTAAAAGACCTTATGAAATTGCTTCATGGTGTCATATCCCTGGTGCGTTTTGGGGCGTAGCTTTGCCAGAGCAAATGCGGGACACACAGATTATGTGCAATGCAGCCGCAAGATCTTTGGCAAATAATATGGCGATTGCATCAGGGCCACAAGTCGAAGTATCGGTAGATCGTTTACCGGATGGCGAAGATGTTACTTCTATGTATCCGTGGAAGATTTGGCAAACCACTTCAGATCGTACAGGTGGTGGGCAATCTGCCATTCGCTTTTATCAGCCTGGTATGAATTCAGATGTGCTCTTAGGTGTGTATCAGTCTTTCATGAGGCAAGCGGATGAAGTAACTGGTATTCCAAATTATATTTACGGATCAGGCGCTGGTGGTAGTGGCGCAGGAAGGACAGCATCAGGATTGTCAATGCTAATGGACAATGCGGCCAAAGGTATTAAACAATCCATAGCAACAATTGATAACACAATCGCTGGTGTAGTTTCGCGGCTTTATATCCACAATATGATGTATGACTCCGATCAATACGTAAAAGGAGATTTTCGTGTTGTGGCTAAAGGGGCAACTGGATTTATTGCAAGAGAACAATTGCAGGTTCGTCGTAATGAATTCTTAGCAGCGACAGGCAACCAGATTGATTTGCAAATTGTTGGATTAGAAGGCCGCGCTTATCTGCTGCGCGAAGTTGCAAGAACGCTGCAAATGGATACGGATAAATTAGTACCTGATCAAGAGGTACTCAAATTTAACCAAGAACAACAACAACAGCTAGCGGCAATGCAAGCAATGCAGCAGGCCAGTCAGCAACCTGCACCAGCTGAGCTTGATGTCGTTGGTAACCCGGCTGGTGGTACAGACGCCAACATGGTGACTCCTATATCGATGAGGGACGGCGGTATTGTTCAAAACAAATTTAATGCTGATGGCGAGGGCTATGATTATGAAACTGCTCGCCGATACCAAATGCAGCCAGATAGTACTGGGCATTGGGGATCAAGAGTGGAGTTAAATGATCGTGATCGTCCAAAGAATTTACCGGATGGAACTGGGTTGATGTTAAAGGGTTCTAAGCATGAAACTTGGGACAAAGCAGTTACAGGCGAGCAAGAGGCTGGATACAAAATAATTAAACAAGGTGATCGTTATTATTCTGTTCCAGTTCGTAATTAAATAATTAATGGAGGATTTATGTATAAAATGAAAAACGGTTATAAGGATGGTGGCATGGCAGCACCAAAAGGCAAAATGCCCGTCAAGGGAAAGTCGTCTAAAAAAATGATGTCAACCAATATAGTCCCGCAAGCCATGATGAAAGATGGTGGATATGTTTGTGGTATGCGCGGCTCTCAAGATTATGGTAAGGGTGGCTCTAAAGGTTACGGCAAGTAATGTTGATACATCCAGATTTAAGAGAGCTAACCGCACTGGTATCGCTCGATCATAACGAAGATTTTAAAGTTATTTTAAATTGGTTACATAAATCGTTAAATGAAATTAGAGAAGCAAATGATTCAACAAAAGATGAAACACTTGTTAGATGGAATCAAGGCGCTGCCCAAACTCTTCATCAATTTTTGGAAACATCGCAAAACTCCAAACAGTCATTGAGTAAAATAAATTCATTACGTAAGTAATTTTCCCATCTTGGGAATTTAGCGAGGCGCACCGCTTCTTGTGCGCCAAAACCAAAGCACCGTTTAATGTGTCTTTAAACCAGACAGGCATTGACACGTTTAACGATATGTGAATGGAGATCTTATGTCGTTACCACGCGCCGTTATCGCGGCAGAAGAAAAGGCTGAGCAAGCCCTTCAGCAACTTATTGCTTCTAAACAAACCCAACAGTCGGAAGTTAAACCTCAAGAGAGTAGTAACGAGGAAGCTAGCTTGGCTCAAACAGAAAACATCGATGAGCCAACAGAAATTATCCAAGACCAACCAGAAGAGGCTCCTGGCAATCAGGAAGACCCACGATGGGAATCTAGATACAAGTCCTTGGAAGGAAAGTACAAGGCAGAAGTTCCGAGACTGGCGGCGTCAAACAAAGAGTTAGCAGCAAAGTTGCAAAGCCTTGAATATCACATAGAGGAACTGAAGTCAGCGAAACCTAAAGAGTCACTGATTAAACCAGAGGAAGTCCAAGAGTTTGGCGAGCCGTTAGTAGATTTAATTCGCAGAGCGGCTAGAGAAGAAGTCTCTGTTAAAGAAAATGAAATAGCAGAGCTTAAACGTCGACTTGAATCATTTGAGCATTCAACCACAAAAAATGCAGAGCTTGGGTTTTACGAAAAGCTAAATGCATTCTGTGGGGATTGGATGTTGATTAATGATGATAAAGATTTCCATAGTTGGTTGGATCAATATGACGAGTTAGCTGGACGCAGACGACAGGACTTATTGGCCGAGGCCGAAGAGGCAAAAGATGCTACCCGTGTAGCCAATTTCTTTAATGCGTGGAAAAAGACACAAACCAATCGAGAGGCGACTTCTAGCAGAAGTCTTGAATCTCAAGTTGTGCCGCAAAGCACAATGACAGAAAGCAAGCCAGCTGGCAAAAAAATTTGGACGCGACAAGAAATTGCAAATTTTTATTCCAAGGCTCGCTCTGGAGATATAGACGCAAAGCAGATGGTCGCCATTGAAGCTGACATTCATGCCGCGCAATTAGAAGGCCGAATACGGTAATACACGGTGTTTTTTGATCTAAGACATTAGCACCGCTATTGCAGGCATGAGTATTTCAAAAGGAAATTATCATGTCTATTGCAGTTACTAGTGGCTATTACACAGCCGGTTCAAACGCCGATAACTATAAGGCGACGAGTAAGTTCATTCCAGAAATTTGGTCGGGCAAGCTCCAGGTCAAGTTTTACAAATCTACCGTTCTTGGTGAGATTACAAACAATGACTGGGAAGGTGAAATTAAGAATCAGGGCGATAAAGTAATTATTCGTTCTGTTCCCAATATCACCATATCCGACTATACCAAAGGTATGAACTTAACAAATCAAGTTCCTACATCTACACCACTTGAATTAAACATCGATAAAGGCAAATACTTTAGTTTTGTTCTAGACGATGTTGATGAGGTGCAAACAGATGTGAAATTGATGGATATGTTCTCCAACGATGCGGCGCAACAAATGAAGATCGTTATCGACACGGATGTGTTGAATAACGTTGGAGCAGATGCAGCATCAGCAAACAAGGGCGCTACTGCCGGTGCAATAACCGGCAACATTAATTTGGGTGCTGTAGGCGCGCCTTTGGCTATTACTAAAGATGGAGCATCTTCTACCGTTTCTATTCTGGACACCATTCTAGATCTAGGGTTAGTTCTAGATGAGCAAAATGTTCCTGAAGATGGTCGTTGGATGGTAGTGCCAGCGTGGGTTGCTGCATTACTTAAGAGATCTGAGTTGAGACAAGCTCAAATCACTGGTGATGACATCACTCCACTTCGCAATGGAAAGGTTGGCATGATCGACAGGTTTACCTTGTATGTGTCAAATAGCCTAACGTCATTTACTGACCTGGGATCTGATGCAGCAGCTGGTGGAGCTGGCGCTGCTGCTGACACAACGGCGTACAACTTGCTAGCTGGTACTAGGGATGCAATTTCGTTTGCCTCTCAAATTACCAGCGTTGAGACGCTAAGATCCACAACAACCTTTGGCGACATTATGCGCGGCCTAAATGTGTACGGCTACAAAGTGGTAAAGCCGGAAGCATTGGCTGTTGCTCGTGTGCGTAAGGGTTAATCATCTTTACTAGGGCAGCGGGAGCTTCTCCCCTGCCCTTTTTTAATATGAAATTCTTAAGAGATAAAAGAGACGGAGATTTATGGGGTTACACGCCAGCACTGGCGACAAACCCAAACATGGAAGTTGTTGAAATTTTTAATTCCATACACGTAGATAAATCTAACATTGTCAAAAAAAAGACAAAACAAAAACATTGGGAAAAAAAATTATCTGAAAAAGCAAAAGAATTAGAAGAGATATCTAAAAGGATTTAAGTTATGCCAACTTTGTTTAGTACAGTAATTACAAATTCAAGAGTTGACTTAAATGATGTTGCTGGAACACGCTACACAGATTCTCAATTAATTGGTTTTGCAAACGACGGAATTAGAGAGATTAAAAAAGTTAGACCTGATCTATTTTTTAATACTTATGCGACTGCTCTGTCTACTTTTGTAAGTAACGATAACGTTCCAATAGACGATATCTATGTTCAGTTTTTGAAGGACTACATTGTTTTTCGTGCTGGTTTGCGAGAAGACGAGGATAACTCAATAAATCGTGCAGCAGCATTTTTTGCTAGATTTAAAAATGGGCTGATAACGGTATGAGTACATTAAATGATTTTTTAAACGACGTAATGCCTGATGTGTCGGGCTGCACTGTCGATATTGCAAAACATGCGATTCGCAATGCTTGTATCGAGTTCTGTGAAAAGTCATTAATCCTACAGCGTGATCATGATCCTGTAACAGTTGTTGCTGGGATTGTTGATTACGACTTTGATCCGCCAGCAAACAATTTAGTAACACGAATTATGCGCGCTTGGTATAAAGCGAACGAATTGACGGCAGTAGCTCCAGACAGCATTCGATCCTCGGAGGTGTACAACCGATTGTTTAGCGGAGCAAATGTTGTTAGAACAGATCCGACCAGCATACTTCAAAAGGATGAACGAACATTCTCGCTGTATGGAATACCTAAAGATACGGTTGCCAATGGTTTGACTATGCGTGTTGCACTTAAGCCTACAAGGGCAGCTACCACAGTAGAAGATGTTTTACTTGAAGACTATGCAGAAATTATTGCAGCAGGAGCAAAGGCAAGGCTCATGATGTCGCCAAACAAACCGTACACCAACCCACAGTTGGCAGTCGGACACATGGAACTCTTTAGGCAGGGGACAAATGTAGCAAGACAGCGAGCTTATCGCGGCCATGTTAGGGCAGATCTTCGCGTCTCCTTGAGGAGCATTTAAATGGCAGAGAAAATCAAACTGGTTAGAGATGACACACTGCCACAGATTCAAGTAACAGTTACAGATCAAACAACAGGTGCAGCCATCAATCTAACCGGAGCAACGCCGCGATTGCGGTTTCGTGCTGTAGGAAGTACCACTTTACTTGCAACGCTAGTAGGCACAGTTACTAATGGTGCTAATGGCGTGTGCGTATTTGCATGGGGCGCATCAACCCTTAATGTCGATGCTGGTGACTATGAGGGCGAAGTAGAAATTACATTTTCCAACGGTGGTGTACAAACAATATTTGAGCCGTTGAAATTTAAGGTACGCGAAGACTTCTAATGAAGGCCACCGTATCAAGCATTATTGCCAAGGCGCAAACATCTGTAATACAAGTTGTTGCCAGCGCATCTGTACAGATGATGCGTTTGAGTGTCTTAGTAAGTCAGGACTTATTAAAAACAAGAGCGCCGTCTGATTCAGTAACTACGTCAGACTTAAAAATAGCTGCGGTAGAAAAGCTGCTAGCTGAAGCTGCCGTTGCCACTGATCTCGCCGCTAAGTCTTTAATTGCTGCTAGAGCAGAATCCGTTACAGCAAGCGAATCTGCTGATATTCATTTACTCAAGGCTTTGTCAGATGCTGCAAGCGCAACAGCAGTTGCAGACGCAGCAGTTCGCGAGATTACAAAAACACTCAGCGATAGTATTAATGCGCTTGATGATGTTGATGTCGCAAGTGCCGACGATGACCAGACAATCCAGTTCATCAAGGTAATGTCTGAAGCGATTACAACCGCTGATGTATTAATTCTCTCTCTTCAAATTCTACGAACATTTAATGAGCCGGTTTCAACGTCTGACTCAATCGTAAATCATTTCACTAAGTCACTTGCTGATGTTGTAACAACACTAGACATAATAGGTGTTGGAGGCAGCAACCAAACACAAACTGACAGCACAGCCCTTACAGACACTGCGCTCTTATTGCTAAGTAAAGTTCTGTCTGACTCCATAGGTGCGGCAGATGTTGTGCTTTCAACTTTCGGAAAAGCATTAACAGAATCAGTTCCTATAACAGACGCTTCTACTAAAACAGTACAAAAAACCGCAGCAGAGAATCTGACCGCAACAGACACAGGAAATATATTTAAGGATACGGGATACGTAAGCGAAGATTACTTTGCAGAGCGTTATGTTGGGTTTGAAATTAATTTTTAGGAGGTTTAAATGAATACAAACGAACTTATTAAGGCTTCCGGCGAGCTGAACATTAAGCTGACCGGTAAAGATGGCGTTGTAAAGCATGAAGAGACAGTCAAGAATCTGGTTGTTTCTACTGGACTTAACTATATTGCCAGCCGCATGAAGGACGCGACTGATACAGTGATGAGCCACATGGCTATTGGTACAGGCACAGCAGCGGCTGCTGCGGGTAACACGGCCCTCGGCACTGAAGTTGGGCGTGTGGCACTCACCTCTACTACCGTGACGGCTAATGCGGTGGCTTATGTGGCTACGTTTGCACCCGGTATTCCGGCAACGCTATCGGCAATCACTGAGGCTGGCACTTTCAATGCAAGCTCGGCTGGCACTATGCTTTGCCGCACCGTGTTTGCGGCGGTTAACAAAGATGTCAGCGACACACTGTCGATTACTTGGACGATCACCGTGTCGTAGGAATAAGCCATGACCACGATTACCACACGGTCTGGGAAAGGCTCTCCGCTTACCAATGCGGAAGTTGATTCCAACTTCACCAGTCTCAACGGCGACAAGATTGAAAAATCCGGCGACACAATGACCGGAAATCTAACGCTGGCTGGGAACCCGTCCTCTGCGCTTCATGCCTCGACTAAACAATATGTCGATACGACTGCGCTAAATCAAGCAGTTGCATTTGGCATTGTGTTTGGAGGTAATTAATTATGGCTCTTAAAGGTCAACCAATTTCGATTGGCACAAGTGATACAACAATATATACCGTTCCGGCTACGCTTGAATCAAGTGTGCATGGACTTGTGTTTTCAAACAGCACAGGTTCTGCCGTTACGGTAACGCTAAAAGTATTTGCAGTTGCGCTTGGTGGCTCGGCAGTCACAGTAATCAGCGGACAGTCTGTTGCCGCCTACACTTCTTACACATGGCCTAAACCGATTAATATAAATGCTGGCGACTACATACAAGCATCAGCGAGTGCGGCAAATGCAATTGTTGCGCTGTATTCTGTATTTGAGAATAGTGCGACTCCGGTAGCAACAGGATTTTCAACCAAAGGCACATGGTCAGCAGGAATTACGTATGTTGCAAATGATGTTGTGTCGGTATCTGGCTCATCGTATGTGGCAAGACAAACAAGCATAAATCAAAATCCAACGGCTGCAACGCCAAGTACGCCAACTGCATCATGGATGGTACTGACAAGTAAAGGAGATGCGGGCGAGGTATCCTCAAGCAGCAATAGTGCTGTTGACAATGCAGTCACACGGTTTGACAGCACGACAGGCAAAGTTATACAAAACTCTTTGGTAACCATATCGGATACGGGTGCCATCGTTGCGCCGGAAGCAGGTTCAGTTATCCCGTTTTATTTTCCCAACCAAGCAAGCTTCCCCTCTGCTACAACTTATCACGGAGCAATTGCTCATTCACACTCAGATGGCGGCATGTTCTTTGCACATGGCGGGTCATGGATTCGACTGTTGCAAGACGGCGTTACCGTCACAGTAGCTAACGGCGGCACAGGCCAAACGTCGCTAACTGCAAACAACGTCATTATTGGTAATGGAAGCTCTGCCGTAAACTTTGTTGCGCCCAGCACAGCCGGAAATGTGCTGACTTCAAATGGTACGACATGGACATCAGCAGCGCCTGCTAGTAGCGGTATTTCAACAGGAAAAAGCGTCGCTATGTCGATGATCTTTGGATTTTAAGGAGCAATTATGGCAAACCCGAATATTGTCAACGTAACAGACATCAGAGGCAATACTGCTTACGTTATACCTGCCTCTGCTGCTACGGCGACAACTTCGTGGACGCACAACGGAAGCACTGCCCTGACTGGCTTGACGCCAGCAGCCAATACGGTCAATCGCATCACCTCGATTGTAGTGGCAAACACTACCTCATCTGCGGCGACGGCCACAGTGGCAATAGGCAACACAGCGACGTTTGCTTCCGCGACGGTGATTGCTTACCCGGCGTACCAAATCAGCGTTCCACCGAATGCGTCTTTGATCGTTATCGACAAGACCAACAGTCTGTACGTCACCGAGAACCAATCTGTTGCGGCTTACAGCGGTACGGCGAGTGCGCTGACGTTTACGGCCACCTTTGAAGCGATTACCTAATATGGGACTTCGCTATCCCGGCGGCTTCATCAGCGCGTCGTATAACGCGGCTGCGTTTAATGCTTTCTCAGCAGGTTCGGTTGAGTATTTGGTTGTTGCTGGTGGGGGTGGCGGCGGTGATTCAAGTAGTGAGGCGGCAGGTGGCGGAGGCGCGGGTGGATTTCTTACAGGGACGTTGGCTGTAACTGCCGGGACTGCTTTGACTGTAACGGTTGGTAGTGGTGGCGCGGCGAACACAAAAGGTTCCAATTCTGTTTTTTCTTCAGTCACATCAACTGGTGGAGGTAGAGGAAAAAACTCAGCTAGTGGCGCAAACGCTGACGGCGGTTCAGGTGGAGGTGGAGGAAATACTACAAATTTGACTGGAGGGGCTGGCAATACTCCTAGTACTTCTCCGTCACAAGGAAATAATGGGGGAACTTCAGCAGCCAATTCCGCAGGTGGTGGTGGTGGCGCGTCTGCCGCAGGAACTAACGATCCGGCAAATGGCGGTAACGGCACAGCATCTAGCATTTCTGGTGCTTCGGTTACTTATGCCGGTGGAGGTGGCGGCGCTGGAGGTGGTGCTAGTGGGCTAACAAATACTGGGACAGGAGGAACCGGTGGTGGTGGCAATGGGCCTTCTGGCGCCGGAAATAATCCAACCGCAGGAACGGTAAACACAGGTGGCGGTGGTGGCGGGAATGGTGGAATTGGGGCAAGAACTGGTGCCGCAGGCGGCTCCGGCATCGTCATCATTAGTCACCCTGACATCTTTAGACCTGCTGCGACTACTGGTTCCCCACAGGTTTATCAGGCGGGGGGTTACTTAATCTACCGCTTCACAGGTTCTGGCACGATTACATTCTGAGGTGAGACATGGGCCATTTCGCGCAATTAGATGAGAACAATGTTGTAACGCAGGTTATTGTCATCAACAACAACGAGCTACTGACGCAGAAGATTGCGACAAGCGATGACGGGTTTATCAGCGTATCCACGGTTGAGTCCGAGAAGAAGGGTGTTGAGTTCTGTCAGTCGCTCTACGGCGCAGAGACTCGCTGGGTGCAGACCAGCTATAACGGCAGCTTTCGTGGCAAGTACGCAGGCGTGGGCGATACCTATGTCGATGGTGCTTTTGTAGCGCCAGAGGTGCCGGTGGTGGAAACA